AATCTGCTTTTATGGACAAAGACAAAGGATGCAGAAAAGGGTTTAAATAGACCTAAACCCATATTAAGTGACCTGTACTACAAGGAAAGCGAAGTAAGCGCATTCGCATCTGGCAAGGAATTTGAGAAAGAGAGACAAAGATTAATAGCTCAAGCAGAGAGGAGGTAACATATGGCTACAGAACTTGGGAAAGCATATGTGCAAATAATGCCGTCAGCAAAAGGCATAAGCAAGAGCATCACAAAAACACTCGATCCAGAAGCAAAAAGTGCGGGCAAAAGCGCAGGCTCTAGTATAGTAAGTGGAATTAAGAAAGTCATTATTGCAGCTGGAATTGGGAAAGTCATTTCTATGGCAATAACAGAAGGTGGTGCCCTACAACAGTCTATTGGTGGTATTGAAACCCTATTTAAAGATCATGCNGATAAGGTTANNAAATATGCNAGNGAAGCNTANAAAACNGCTGGGGTGTCAGCTAATGANTANATGGANCANGTTACCTCNTTTTCTGCTTCNCTNCTNCAATCACTGGGAGGAGATACTGAAAAAGCTGCGGACAAAGCAAACATGGCTATGATTGACATGGCAGATAACATGAATAAGATGGGTACGCCGTTGAGAGATATTCAAAATGCTTATCAGGGCTTCGCAAAGCAGAACTATACCATGCTGGACAACCTAAAATTAGGTTATGGCGGCACCAAAAAGGAAATGGAACGATTATTAGCCGATGCGCAAAAGCTTACAGGCGTAAAATACGACATAGACAATTTGGCAGATGTGTATGATGCAATCCATGTAATACAGGAGGAAATTGGAATCACAGGCACCACGGTACTAGAAGCAGAAGAAACCTTAACAGGTTCACTTGGGGCCCTGAAAGCAGCGTTCAAAGATACATTAGGTGCTATGGCACTAGGCGAAGATATTGGTCCGATGCTGGAGAATTTGAGCACCACTTTGATTACCTTTTTGAATAACTTGATGCCCATGGTAACCAGCACCATAATGCAAATACCACAAATAATTGTTTCAGTAGTAGCAGAAGCGGGGCCAAGCTTTATACAATCTGGTATGCAAGCTATAAGTGATTTATTGACGGGTTTAGGACAAGCTTTGCCAGAACTAATACCCGCTGCGATTGAGGCTATATTAACCTTAATATCTACTTTTATAGAAAACCTTCCTATGCTTATACAAAGCGGGATTGACTTAATGATAGGACTGGCCGAAGGATTAATTAACGCAATACCAATAATCATAGAAAAGGTGCCGGAGATAATTGACAATATATTGGCAACGATAATAGATTTATTACCATTGATTATAGATGCAGGAGTAGAATTGTTTACTTCGCTTGTAGAGGAACTGCCAACAATCATTAACAATATCGTTGCCGTGCTTCCAGACATTATAGAAAACATAATCAACACCATAGGCACACTTATACCCTTGATTATAGATGCGGGTATAGAACTGTTAGTAGCCTTGGTAGATAACCTGCCGGCCATAATTAACGGAATAGTGGCAGCTATACCTAAAATAATGAACAGCATAATTAATGCACTTGTCAATAATATCCCGCTTATTATCGAAACTGGCGTTAAACTGCTTACTGCATTGATAACAAACCTACCTCAAATCATCACTGAGCTAGTAAAAGCCATGCCAATAATAATAACTGAGATGGTAAAAGCACTTGGAAAAGGGGTTGTCGAATTTGCAAAAATAGGGCTTGAATTAATAAAAGGCCTGTGGAACGGGATAAAAGATGCCGGTGCTTGGCTAATGGATAAGATTAAAGGGTTCATCGGTGGTGTCACTGATGGGATTAAAGAATTCTTTGGAATAAAATCTCCTTCAAAACTTATGGCTGATGAAGTCGGTAAATGGCTGCCAGAAGGATTGGCTGTAGGTATAGAGGCTAACATCAAGCCGGTCTCCCAGGCAATGGAAGAACTTGCAAGCCTAACTACTGGAACATTAGAATCACAAATAAGGGTTAACCCCGTTGGCTCAATAAACCTAGGGCCAAATAAGAACAATGGAATCACGCAATATTTAACAATAAACTCTCCGATACCTTTGACTCCAAGCGAAACAGCCAGACAGATAAAGAATGCAAGTAGACAGTTAGCGATGGGGTGGTAATATGGCAAAGTTGAAATATGTAAATAGCAACAATGGATCAATCGAACTTGGCAATGCTGCACCATTTTTAATAACCGCAGTAGATGGATTGGGCAGCCCGCAAAACCAAATATATACACAGAAATCACCTAATCAAGATGGGGTTACTGCTACTCATTCATCACTAGGACCAAGAAATATTGTGTTGGAAGGTAAAATAATAGACAGCAATAAATTGAATAGGCAAACGTACAGAAATAAATTGCTATCAGTTTTTAATCCTAAGTTAGACGGAAAACTCATATACGAATCAGGTGAATTCAAAAGGCAAATAGATTGTAAAGTAGAACAGGCTCCTTATTTTCCAAGCGAGAGCGGGCAGAATCATCAAGATTTTTCAATAAGTTTAATTGCAGCTAACCCTTATTTTCAAGATATAAACACAACTAAAGAAGAAGTAGCAATTTGGCGAGGATCCTTCGAATTCCCACTAGAGTTAGTAGAAGAGGGCATTGAGCTAGGCTATAGAGAGCCTCGCTTAATAGTGAATGTATTAAATAAAGGTGATGTACCAACAGGTATGAGGGTTCAGTTTAAGGCCTTGGCAACTGTAGTAAATCCAAGTCTATTCAATGTAAATACTAGAGAATTCTTTAAAGTAAACAGGACCATGGAAGCTGGAGAGGTCATAACTGTTACTACTCACTTTCAAAATAAGCGTGTTGAACTTAATAAGGATGGAGTCATTAGCAATGCTTTTAACTGGATTGACTTTCAAAGTACATTCCTACAGTTGGATCCAGGGGATAACTTGCTAGGGTATGATGCGGATGAAGGGATAGATAGCCTGGAGGTAAGTATTTGGTATATACCTCAATACTTGGGGGTGTGATATGGAGTTATATGTATTTGATAGGGATTTAAATTTCCAGGGGATCCTTGAAAATTACTTTAGCTTTAGGTGGCTTAGAAAATACAGCAAATGCGGAGAATTCGAGCTACATTGTGGCTTATCCGCTGAAACCATAAATCTACTCAGGAAAGGTAATGTAATCTGGAAGAAAGACGATTTAGAAGGTGCATGTATTGAGCACAGAAGCTTAAAGCAAGATGTGGAAGGAAGGGAGACATTAGTTGTCCAAGGCAAGTTTTTAACTGGATATTTAGGCAGAAGAATAATATGGGGAATAGAAAATCTAAACACAACCTCTGAAAATGCGATTAGAGGACTTATAAATAAAAATGCAATCACTCCCTCAAATACAGACAGAAAAATTGATTTAATGGTACTTGGCGGAACTAAAGGTTATACAGGCAATATTGACAAGCAGGTAAGTTATGCAAACCTATTAGAAACTGTAGAAGAGATAGCATTAACTAATGAATTAGGAATTAGAACATTGTTAGACATGGAAAACAAACAGATGTTATTTGATATCTACAAAGGCGTAGATAGAACAGCCAGCAACGGAATAAATCCTCCAGCTATATTTAGTCAAGAATTCGAAAACATACTTGAACAAGAATACACAGATAGTCTTAACAATTACAGAAATACAGTCCTAGTTGCTGGCGAAGGTGAAGGTTCTGATAGAGAATTTATAGCTTTAGAAAATGGACAAGGGTTAGATAGATATGAAATGTTTGTAGATGCTAGAGACTTACAGAGTAAAGACGAAAATGACAATGTTATCCCAATCTCTGAATATAGAAAATTACTAGAAGATAGAGGCCGTAGTAAATTATCTGAACATAAAGAGATAGAGACTTTTGATAGCAAAGTAAATCTAAATAGTAATCTAGTATATAAAGAAGATTTTGATTTAGGAGATATTGTTACTTGCATTAGTAAACAATGGGGGATTACAATCGACACCAGAATTACAGAAATAGAAGAAGTATACGAGGAAAGTGGAAAGCAAATTAATGTAGTGTTTGGGAACAATATGCCAACTCTAATAGATGTAATGAAGAGAGAGGTGAGGTAATGGCAATAAGAAGTGGATTCTTCAATAGCGTTAGCGGTGATAGAAAATATGATGCAAAAAGATTTGCAGAATATTTTGCAAGCTTTATAGGCAACGGTGTTTTCCCCAATCCAAGTGACAATCTGCAAGTTATAAGTAACAACAATATGACTGTTACAGTTAGGCCAGGTAAAGCTTGGATAAACGGATATATACTTGTAAATGACGATGATTATATCCTTAGTATTGATGTTGCTGATGGGGTNCTGAAGCGAATAGACAGAATTGTCGCACGTTATGATGTAGCAAATAGGGGAATAACCTTGGCTGTGAAGAAAGGCATTTTTGCAAGCACGCCAAGTGCTCCAGCGCTACAAAGGGATGAAGACATTTATGAACTCGGCATAGCGGATATTTTGATTAGCAATGGAGCGGTTAGTATAACTCAGGGGAACATTACTGATTTAAGAATGAACAGTACATATTGTGGCATAGTTACTGGGGTGGTAGATCAGATCGATGCAACAAATCTATTTGCTCAGTATGATGCAGAATTTAGGGATTGGTTTGCGGGACTTGAAGATGTGTTAGATGAAAATGTTGCTGCCAACTTACTAAATTTGATTAATGCACATAAGGCAGATAATACGTACCAGACACCTACCATTGTAGGAACACAAATACAGCTTATAAAACAATCAGATACGACACGCTTATTTTTCAAACTTGACGCCGATTTAAGCGGTGGAGATATTACTATCAGTCTTGATGCAGGCGCAACATCAAAGCCACTTGTTGATATCGATGGCGTAGCTGTAACCGAACTTAGTAAGGGTTTCGTGGAGGTCGTTGAGAACGCTGTAAATTTTACTTATGCTCCTAAGGGGAGCAATACTCTTGATAGCCCTTTCGATACCCCAACAATGCAAATACAACCGTCAACATTATTGACAACTACCTCAACGGAATGGGTTGAGGCTCTTAGGGTAGAAAACACTTTAGGTGGTATGATTCATGCGGTTGTTATAGCCCCTTCACAGTCCTCAACGGCTGAGTTCCGTATGACCATTGACGGTATAACATATCCAGTGTTCAGGATAAACTCTGGAACGCGAAATGTGCCTCTAGCTCAACTGCTTCTAGGAGGATGGGTTACTGACGTCTCAGCAGTTCCGGCAATACATTTACCTTTTAATAGCTCTTTTGTATTAGAATTTCGTAACGACGGAGCAGACCCTAGAGCATCT